CGGCGCTTCTTCTACAGCTTCTTCCTGAACAGGGAATTCAACATCTGCGTCCGGGGTGTCCGGGGTCTCTGGTACATCAAAATTAAGGTCTACTTGAAAAGGGTCTGCTTCTTCTTTTGATAAAGCGTCTGCCCCGGGCATACCCTTAAACTCCACATCTATTTGTTGTTGATTAGCCTTAGCCACTTGTACCACCTCCTATAGGTTTCATTGCAGCAACGGCAATCTTTGACGCTGCTTGAGTTTCACTCTGACTTGTCCGCACTTGGTTAGTCATTTGAGACAACCGTTCACGGAGGGCCAATTCTTCACGTTTTATTTCTACTTTACTTTGCATATCTGCAATCTTCAGTTGTGGATCCATTTCAGCAGTCTCCTGGGCCTTGGCCTGGTTAAGCTGAGCTTCAGACTGCAACCTTTGCACCTCGGCCTCCATTTGCGCGAGTTCGAGTTGCGTTTTCTTGATTTGCGCTTCTGCCTGGAACTGCATAATCTGTGCTTGTTCCTCAGTGGGAGGTTCTGTTCCCTGCATTGCACGTATTCTTTGTGCAATTTCACCTTTGCGTTGCAAGTGTGAGTACTCAAGGATCATATCATCAGGAATAGGTACACCAATCTGACGAAGCGCTATTGCTTCCGCAAACTGAATCTCTTCAAAAGTATCTCTTGAGGGGGACGTCCCAATAATCACATCATATTCCCCAAGAGTTAAATCATTAATGATCAGCCCTTCGGGTGTAATTTCATTAACCCTCATAGGAACTCGTTCTTTTAGCGGGTCTGTTTCATCCGTAATTTGAATCAAACGCTCTTCGGTATAGTACGCCTGCACTAAACTAAGCACTTTCTCCGCTAAATATTGTCGAGTTTTCGTCAAGTTGTCCAAAGGAACCTGAATCATCATGGCTCCACGATTCTGTTTCGCTTGAATCGCTACTCCAGATACTTCTGGACTGTCCGTACCAAGCATCGCATCACTAATACCACTAATCTGCTTGATATTAAGAGCCGCTTTTTGACTAATTCGATCTAACCCCGTAGGAATTTGATTCGGCGGTATCTTCGCAGGAGGATTCGAACCTCTGTTGAATTCCAAAACAAGACCCGTCTCGGCTCCATGCTCCTCAAGGTCATCGGCATTCATGCCGTTCAAAGATCCGGTCTCCACGATCCAACCACTATTAGCTGTTGTGTTTACAATGTGTAACTCTTGGGAGGAGATCTTGTTCAACTGTTCTTGCGGCGAAATCAAATTCCGAACCATGCCGAATGGACGGCCTCGTCTCCAGTAAGGGAAATAAGGAATGAGGGTAAAAGTATCATAGGGGGACCACTCATCGTGCAACACAGTAAGATCTGCAGTTGTTGTCCACCGTACTTTACGAACTTTTTTTGTCAGAATCTCTAAACCAAACTCATCAGCAAAATTTTCTCTTTTCCGTTTGCTCCAATTTAACGGAACTTCACGCATGTCCCCTGTAACTGAGTCTACATAGAATATACATTTTTTTAATTTATAGTACTGACGTTCGATCACCCGTACAGAACGTAACGTTCTATTTTCTTCCGGGTTAGTTGTATTCCCCTGGTTGTATTCAACGGAGGCAGAAGTATCACCGTACCGTGTCTCTTCATACTCTACAGAATCTACCCCGAGTGCTGAACCCTGCTCAACCGTGATCCGTAGCTTATCGGCCTTGGCCTGACCATACTGCTCTTCGATTTCATCCAGGGACATCCACCGTGTCTCAAAGATCTCGTTCCACGTTTTCGGGTCATATTCTTTGGCATCAGGGTCGATCAAAATATCCATAGGATCTTTGGGTACAACTCGAACTTCCCCATTAATATGATCATCAAAATCTATACGTACATCAAACCAACCACGGTCCTGTATCAAGCCATCAGCAAATACCTGAGACTCGATCCAATCCATCTTATTGTTATCTGCAATTTGCAAAAACAATTTCGTAAGAACATCAGCAATTTCTTGTTGCCCACGACCGCGCGGTTTGAAATTAACATCCATTCTACGAGTTGTTTGCTCACCGAGAACAGAGTTAATAGTAGGAAGGATCGTATTAATTGTTAGAGCAGGTCGGCCCTGGTCATCTAGATCAGATAAATCAGCAGGGTCCCATTGCTTACCACGATAGAAAGCATCACATTGTTTTGCGATTTCAATATAATCTAAGTGGCCATTATCTCTAGCGCGCACATAACAGCCCCACTGCCGCTTAGCTAGGTCGTACTGCTCTGCTTTAGAAAGTTTTTTCTCTTCTTTGCCGTATGTCATTACGCGTTCATCGCTGTTTTCTTACCAGTACCTTTAGCTATGTGTTGTAGCTTATCCCTCCAAGAAGGGATATGCGTCACAGGCTCAAAGTATGTAGCAAATTCAGTCATCATTAAACCGATCCATGCCAACGCATCTACTTGGTCATCATGCACACCGTTGGGAAAACGTAAAAGCTCGGCAATCAATGGCCCAACCCAAAGAGGATCTCTCGGCATACATACCATCCCTTGTTGCATCCTACCCTGAATAGCTCGAGCCCGCGCTTCCTTATCTCTCCTTCCCGGCTTTAAATCACGGAAATACGCTTCATACAGTTTCCGCTCCCTAACCCGCTTCTCTAAAAACGGGCCAAGAGCCATTTCAATATGACTCTTTTCTATACCTACAACACCAGGGTGCCAAGTTTCGTACAAATCCAGAATCTGCTCTACAAGCTCGAACCCATCCCAGCGTCCACGTACGCAGTCTACCACAAACAATTTATCATACTCATCAACGCCCACTACAATACCTACAGAGTAGTCGTTCCGTTCGCGTTGTCCAATCGCCAAATCCCACGCACAATAATACTTAAGCTTGTGGTAGTCCAGATCTGCTTCATCATAATACTGAATCATCTCCCGAGTGAAGTAATCTCCCTCATCGGCAACCGGATTCTGTTGATATAGTGCGGACCAATCCCGCGGCCCTATCGCACGACGAATTTTAGCTAATAAAACAGTATCGTAACGCTCGGGGTGCAGGGCTTCCCCTTCTTTTCTAAACCCCTCGTCCTCTTCCGCAAGAGCAGGATACTTAACGACCTCCCACTCATCAGCGCCGGTAGCAGCAGCTTGTAATAACCGCCCCGCAAGATCATCATCGTGCCACCGCGTCAAAATAATAAGAATCCCTCCACCCGGAGCTAAACGCGTGTACGCAGTAGAAGTATACCAATCCCAAACCGCATCGCGGTTGTATTCGGACTCCGCGTCCTCTCTATTCTTAACCGGATCATCAATTACAAGAACATGGGCACCTTTACCTGTAATACCACCGCCTACGCCTGCAGCTACGTACCCCCCACCTTTAGTAGTGAGCCACGCTTCAACCGACTGAGAAGTGGGGTCCAAGGTCGCCCCCTTAAAAACATTCTTATAGTTTGGCTCTCGTAGTTGATGGCGTACCTTACGAGAGAAGGACATAGCCAAAGATCCTGAGTAGGAACAGCTAATAAATTCGTGTTCAGGGTTCCTTCCTAAATGCCACGCGGGGAACGCTACACTAGCCAAGGTTGATTTCCCATGTCGAGGGGGCATAAATAACATCAGTCTGGGAGACTTACGATCAACTACATCTTCACTGAACTTCTCCAGCCGCTGACAGATATCTTTGTGTACCCAACCCGCTTGATAATTTGAATCGAAACGCTCTACAAAGGGGAGCACGTGTTTACGTGCAAGAACCCGTTTAGCCAGTTCTTGCTGGGCAGCAGCTTCTTGAGTAAGTTTCCGCTGCTCTTCTTTAGTAGGAGGTTTTACCTCTGGGGGTTCTAACCTTTCCGTTTCTGCTGCTCGGCAATAAACACACACTCCATCATCTGATGGAAACAAGGTATCAGGATGTAATGCCTTACATCGAATGCATTCTGTTTTTTGTACAGGGGTATCCACTACCGTACAGTACTCATAAGAGATAATTAACGCTTTTAAAATTTTTAGGCATACCTTTAGAAACAAGGTCTTCTCAGCGTGGAGCGACCCTTAATTTATAAGAAGGTTTTCTTCCATTCTAGTTAAAATACGAAAACCCCGGTCAAATATACGCTATATATAGATGATATATTTGCGAACGCTGTAATAGACTATGTATTGTTTAGGTGCTATCTAACAGCGTTCGCAAATCGCGCTATTGCCATGGCGTCTTCGTGAGGCAAATTATAGCTATGATTATATCTCTGCATCCAGTCGTCGAGATCAAAATAGTCCATATCTACACCATCCGGTATGCGCGTACCATCAGGGGTATGCGTTCCCCACTTACCCGTAACCTGCCAACGCTCGACTAATGCTTGAGCCTCGGCTTGCTCTAACTTATCTAGAAACTCTCGGGCAGCCTGCTGGTTCCTCGACTGCGCTGCAGATAGAAGTGGTTTCTCGTGGAGAAACTTGCCCCGGGAGCCAGATTTAAGCCCCATGTCTTCATAGGCATTCAGGAATCTTTCTCTTTTTGTGTCGTGTTTCATATAGTCAGGATTTCTTTTAAACATTTTTGACCTCCTCTGGGCACCGCGTATATTAAATCTGGCAAGCGTAGCATTATCTAGAACAGCGCCTGGGTATCTCGCAAAAATTTCCTCTAGGTCAGCTTCCATTGCCATACGCTGAGCAGCCCTTTCTGACTGTCGACGTAGAGGAGGGGCCTGTTTAAGATAACGGTTCGAATGAGCGTTCCATTCGCCTACGAGCAAATCTGCTGCCTTC